TTAGCAATTATGGAAGCAGAAAATGATAAAAAATGATAACTAGAGAATAATTAATTATGGCAATAAAAATATTACAAGGTAATTGCATAAATAAATTAAAAACTATTGCAGATAAAACCTTTCATACTTGTGTAACTTCACCACCTTATTGGGGTTTAAGAGATTATGGAGAAGATGACCAATTAGGTTTAGAAGAAACACCACAAGAGTATGTTGCTAATCTTGTAGAGGTATTTAGGGAAGTACGCAGAGTGTTACGAGATGATGGTACTGTGTGGTTAAACTTAGCAGATAGTTATGCAAGTATTATAAATGATTCTATAAAACCTAAAGATTTAGTAGGTATACCTTGGAGAGTAGCTTTTGCTTTACAAGAAGATGGATGGTATCTACGACAAGATATAATCTGGAACAAACCTAATCCTATGCCAGAGAGTGTTAAAGATAGATGCACTAAATCACATGAATATATATTTTTATTTAGCAAATCTAAAAATTATTATTTTGATAATGAATCTATTAAAGAAAAAAGCATTGATTCTGAATCATTACAAGGCATGAGAAATAGAGACAAAGACAAAAGATTGGGTGATAAGTATTTTCAGACTAAGGTTGGAGATTCTGCTAATGGTAAAATATATGAATATAAAAATAAACGAAGTGTGTGGACTGTTACTACTAAACCATACAAAGAAGCTCACTTTGCTACCTATCCACCAGATTTAATTGAGCCTTGTATTTTAGCAGGTTGTCCAGAGGGTGGTCATGTATTAGACCCTTTTGGTGGCTCTGGCACAACAGCTTTAGTTGCTGATAGATTAGGAAGAAATGCAACCTTAATAGAATTAAATAAAAGTTATGTAGATATTATTAATAATAGATTAAAAGCAGATAATTCATTATTTATGGAGATAGTAAATGATAACTAGAGAATGGTTATTAAGTAGAAAACACTCTGGAAAATATTTATGTCCAGAATGTAGCCATACTAGGAAGAATAAGCACGATAGATGTTTAAGTGTAACGATTAAAACAGAGGGGGTGGTGTATTATTGCCACCATTGTAATGCAAAAGGAGGAGAATTTTATGAAAAAACCTACAGAAAAAGTGATTCAATTCGCAGCAAAGAGGGGAATCAGTCCGAAAACACTAGAAGATTTAAAGGTAGAGGGAGGAATAGCCCAATATGGTAATAGAAGTTTAGAAAGTATTGTCTTTGGTTATTATAATTTAGACGGAAAAAGAGTAAATTATAAAGCAAGAGCTATTTCTGAAAAGATATTTAAACAAGAAAAAGGTGGAGAACAAAGATTCTATAATCTTGACAATGTTTTAAACTCTAAGAACTTAAAAAATAATACTATCTATGTAGTAGAAGGCGAAATGGATGCTCTGGCATTGTATGAAGTTGGTTATGGTATAGATTGTATATTAAGTGTACCAACAGGTGCTGTAGCATCACCTACGGAGCAACCAGAGGTATCCAGAAAGTATCAATATGTATTAGATGCACTAGACCAAGGTTTAGACCAAGCAAATTGTTTTGTATTACTAACCGATAATGATGAACCAGGACTTGCATTACGACAGGATTTAGCTTCTATACTAGGGCATGGCAAATGTAAGTATTTTGATTGGTCTGATGGTATTAAGGATGTCAATGAAGCCTTATTAAAGTGGGGTAAAGATGAAATAAAATGGACAATTAATGAAGGGTTATGTGATTATCCATTAGAAGGTATTTATTCTTTAGATGATATACCACAACCACCCAAGATAAAACTATACAATCCCATGTTTGGTTGGAATGAAGATGTTATGTTAGGTCAAGGTATGGTAAGTGTTATGACAGGCTTTCCAGGTCATGGTAAAACTTCTTTTGCTATACAATTATGGACACAGATAGCTAAAGAATACAAAATAAACATAGGTATGTACTCTGGAGAAACTAGAGTAAAACCTTATGTGCAAAGAAATATAAGAACATTTTATCATAAAAAATTAGAATGGGAGCAATCAGATGAAGAAAAACATCAGGCAGATGAATTTATACGAAAACATTTTGTATTTCTTAACCATCCTAATAACTGCCCTAATTTTGACTGGATGTGTGATAAAATATCCGATATGAAGGCACGATTTGGTATGGGTGCATTTGTATTAGACCCTTGGAATAAACTAGAAACACCAGAGTTTGGTAAAATGTCTGAAACTGCATGGATAGGCAAGTGTTTAGACCATCTTACTAATTTAGCTAAAATATTAGATATACATATTATGGTACTAGCACATCCTGCCAAGCCAGATATGAAGATGGGTAACTCTGCACCAACTGCCTATCAGATAGCAGGTTCTGCCCATTGGTTTAATAAACCAGACCATATATTTAGCTTATGGAGACCTAAATTTGAGAATGAAGATGGGTCAAGATGTACGGATAGTTTGTTAACTATTTGCAAAACTCGTTATGAGGAGTTAGGATATCCTAGAATATTAGATATACAAATGAATTTAGATACAGGATGTTTTGAAAAAATTATAGAAGAAGAAAAGAAACACGATTGGCAGGAAAGAAAGGATTTAGAATAATGGAATATATTATATTATATACAATAATTCGTACAATTATTGCGTTACATGATTCAGGAGCAGTACAATGAATGTAAAAAAAATTGTAAAAGAAAAAAATATAGACACGCATCAATTAGCTAGAGATTTAGATATATCTTATACTTATGCTGATTTATTAATTAACTCAAAAAGAATACCTAGTATAACAGTAATGAAGAAAATACGAGAGGTTTATAAATTACCTTTAGGAGAATACTAATGAGTAAGTATGTAATAAATTATAAAATGCAGTTTAAAACTAGACCAAGTAAGTATGAAGTAGAATCTAAATTATTTAATTTATTAAGAGATGGTTTTACTTTGCGTACTCCAGAAGAACAAGATGATTATGTTAGAGCTAAAGAAATAAGAGAAAAGAAAAATGCCTAGAAAAAAAGTAATACAAAAAGATGGCACAAGTAGTCATTGGAAACGATTAATACACCATAAGTTGTGTAGTTTTTGTGATAATGTCGCAGCTCATTATCATAAATTTAAATTTTACTGCGAAGAATGTTATGAAAAATTAATAAAGAAAGGAAAAAAATGATTATAGAAAACATAATGAAAGAAAACAAAATTAACCTTACAGAGGTATCTAAACAATTAGGTATATCTAAATCTTATACAAGTATGCTTTTATCAGGAGATAGAAAAGCAAGTATAAATTTATTAAAAAAAATCAAGGGCAAATATAACTATTCTTGGAATAAAATAATGGAGAATCTATGAAAGATAAATTATTTGTATTTCCATTCTATCCTTTACAATGGCTCACAGATTGCTCTGTATTAACTTTAGAAGAAAAGGGTGCATATATAACCTTAATATCTACAATGTATCTCCAAGACGATTGTAGCATCTATAAAAGACATATTGCTAGTATATTAGGGGTTACAGAATTTAAAGCAAAGAAGATTATGCAGAACATAGAACCTATGCTGTTAGATAAAGGAGATAAGTATAGTCAAAAGAAAGTATTAGAAGTTAAAAAGCAAATTGAACAAAGAAGTGAAATGGCAAGACAAAAGGTACAAAAGAGATGGAATAAACCTCAAACTTATAAACCTAAAGTATATAATAAACCAAAGGTAGTTAAGCAAGGACCTATACCTACATTATCTGCTGCACAAAGAGCTAGAAAGATGTTAAATGATGGTTATGAATAATACGAACTAGAGCTTACTATTTAAAATATTAACCACATATAGTAACTTATCCACAAGTATTATTAACAGTTGCTATTATTTATAAAAATCTCTAGTTCGTTTTGTTAGTATATAAATATTTTTGTAGTAATCAATCTTTTTCTATAATCCAGTTATCTTTTTCCATTTGATAATCTAAATATAGCTCTGTATCTGCATATCCTCTGCCTTCATTCATACAGATAAAAAAATATTTAGGCTCATATAATTTACAAGAAGTTTCATCTCCTTCTATAGGGTGTGGGTGAGCTAATACAAATTTTATAGTAATACCTATGGCTACTGCAATAAATAATATTACTGCTATTCCTATCATAAACATTCTTATCATGTCATACATTTCTTTTTGTTTTTTTAACTTCTTGGCTTTTGCTTCTTTTACTGCTTGTTTATGTTTGTCTATTCTTCTTTTTCTTTCTTCTAATATAAATGCCCAAGTTCCATGCCCAAACCTGTGGTCAATTAATTGTTTCATTTCATATAATTGTTCCTGTGCTAATTTGGCATCTATAATTTCTTTAGCTACATTTTCAGTTGCAAAGTGGTCTAAATTTTTTGAATCTCTATCTTTTATTACTTGTTGTTGACCATTCAATGCTTTATCTACATGACCAATAATATCACCAACATCTTGTGCTGTGCTTATGTTACTCTTGATGAAATCTACACTTTGTTTAACTAATTTAATTCCTGAAAGGACAGCTGCTCCAGCAGTAACTGGGTCAACCATTGTTCTTCTCAATGAACCTATCAAGTTTGTTTTCTATTCTCAATACTAACTCCTTGATTTCTTTAGTTTCATTGTGAAGCTCGGATTTTGTAGCATAATCTTCTCTAGTTCTGTTTAAAAGTATTTGTAATCTATTTACTTCTGAAAACAGTTTAGAAAATGCCCATGCAAATGGTCCTAGAACCACAGTTATAATAATATTCCATACCATCATAGGGTCAAGATTCATACCACTCGCCTTTACGCATCATTTGTGATAATCGTATAGCCCTTTGACCTACCTGTTTTGCCCATTTAGAATCTAACATTTCATTTGCAGCTTTTTCCCAATCTTCATCTTGTATTGCAGCAAATGTTTTAACCCATGTATTAGCATTAAATGTGCTAACACCCATATTAAACACCATATCTAATATAACAGCTTG